TGAGCGTGGTGGTAAAGAGATCCTGTACTGTGGTGCTGTACGTGATGGTGACCATGAAGCCGTAGCGCTCAAGGCTGGCAGGCGCCGCCGTGAAGAGAACTATGAGCTTGACGTACAGATTGTTGTATCAGGTACCAAGCTGACTGAAGAGCGATCCGAGACACGGGCGATGGTGATCGGCACACTAGTTGAAGAGTACCTAGCAGACAACCCGACAATCAACGACGTGCCCAACGTACGTTTTGTTGTAGTTTCCGGTATTGAGATGGAAACAATTACCACAACCAATGGACCCCTCACACAGTTGACGTTGACCGTCAGCGTGAAAGCAAGGCTGTTATGACAGACACAAGCAAGACCCCCAAGAAGATCACGCGCACGTTGACCGCCACATATGTTGGTGGGTTGGCTGGTGCTATCGTTAGCCTGCCGTCTGGCAGAACGCTGACGTTTGAGCGAGGGGAAACCCTTGAGATTATGGTATCAGAGCGTTCAGCTCTTGCCAACCACCCTGAATTCAAGCTGGCCGATAAGGCCGAAGGAGAAACAAAATGAGCAGTATTCTTGATCAGGGCATCCTGGTTGGCAAGGAAACAACCTACGGTACCCCTGTTGCACTCTCACGTGCGTATGAGGCACAGTCTGATACGTGGCAGCGCACACAGGAAGCACTAGAGTCTACCGGGTTCCGTGCGGGTACGCAGGCATTGCGCAGTGACCGCCGCCGTCAAATCAACATGGGCGCTGAAGGCACCATTGAGATGGATGCTATGAGCAGCGGCCTGGGGCTTTTGCTGCAGGGCGTGTTTGGTTCGACCGCTGGACCAACGCAGATTGGTGCAACTGATGCATACACATCTACGTTTGCCACAACCTCTGATGCCAGTGCCGTGAGCTTCACTATCCAAAAGCTGATTGCTACTAATGCTGGAGCGCTGCAAGCGTTCACGTATCATGGTGCAGTCATCACTGACTTTGAGCTGTCACAGGATGTTGGCGGGTTCCTCACCGTCAAGTTTGACTTTGACTCTGAAGACGAAGACAAGAGCACGGGTGCTGGTACCCCAACCTATCCGGCAACCGGCACCCCGTTTGACTGGACACAGGCAGCCATCACGGTTGCTGGCTCACCTATCGAAGCCACTGCATTCAGCTTCACTGCTGACATGGGGCTTAAGACTGACCGCCGTTTCTTGCGTAGCTCAGGGCTTAAGAGTCAACCAACCCGTGGCGCAATGCCTGAGTACGCTGGGCAGATCACGGCAGAGTTCACCAACACCACGCAGTATGATGCGTTTGTTGCTGGCACCATCTTTGCTGTCACTGCAACGTGGACGGGTGCAGCCATTGATACTGAGAACGAAGTAGTGAGCCTCACGCTTCCCGCTTGCCAGTATGACGGCAGCACCCCTGAGGCATCCATTGATGACCTCACCTCGCAGTCTCTGCCGTTCAAAGTTCTGTACAACGGCAGCGCTGCTGCAGCCACCTTGGCGTATACCAGCGTTGACACTGCACTCTGAGACTAAGGGCTACCTGTGGCAAAGAGCAAGAGTTCACTAGGTAGCATCAAAGTTGAAGGAATGCGAGGCTTGCAAAAGCAACTACGCACCATGAATGACACAGCTTTAAAAGCTGAGCTACGCAAGGTAAACAAGGATGCTGCAACCATTGTGGCTGATGAGGCACGCAACCTGGTACCGGTTCGCACCGGCAGGCTGCGTGCCTCTATCAGCGCACGTGGTGGGCAGCGTGGATCGACAGTGAAGGCGGGCACAGCGTCACGGGTTCCGTATGCTGGCCCCATTCACTTTGGTTGGGGTGCCCGCAACATACGGCCGCAACCCTTCCTGTATGATGCGCTTGGCAAAAAGTGGCGCGAAGTCTATGATGCTTATGAAAAGAATCTGAGCAGCCTAGTGCGTAAAATTAATACCCGTAAGTAACCAACTATTAGGAGCGAATAACATGGACACTGACAACGTATTTAGCATTGACATTGAGTCACTCACCATTGATGATATCGAAACCATTGAGGAGATGATTGGTGCACCCATCGACAAACTCGGTGAGCCCGACATGCCAAAAGGTAAGATGCTGCGCGCACTTGCATTTGTTAAAGCACGCAAGACTGACCCTGATGCAACCATTGAATCTGTAGGCTCAATGCGCATCGCCATTGATACCGAGACGGTGGGAAAGTCCGAAGCCAACGAATCCTGACGTTGGCAAGAGTTTGCAAAGAATTTGGGTTCACATTGACAGAGGTACGGCAGCTCAAGCTTTATGAGCTGAACACCCTGATCAATGCAATAGATGCTGAAGACAAGAAGACCGAGCGTACTGAGCGCAGACAAAGAGGCAACTAATGGCTAAGCCAATTACCATCAAAATTGCTGGGGATGCCTCCAACTTCAACAAGGCAATTGAAGGTGTTACTGGTAAGCTGAGCACACTCAGCGGCAAGTTCAGCAAGGCTGGTGCAGGTATTGCAAAAGGTCTGGCCGGTGTTGCTGCTGGTGTGGTTGGTATTGGTGTGGCTGGTGCGAAGGCTGCAGTAGACTTTGAGAAGAGCATGGGTGAGGTGTTCACCCTGCTGCCTGGAATCTCTGCTGCAGCCATGGATGAAATGTCCGCGCAGGTCGGGAAGTTCTCACAGGACTTTGGCGTACTCCCTGATGAGGTTGTGCCTGCACTGTACGCTGCCCTGTCTGCTGGTGTTCCCGCTGATTCTGTGTTCGATTACATGGAGACAGCAACCAAGCTGGCAACCGGTGGTGTCACTGATCTTGACACGGCTGTTGACGGTTTGAGTTCTGTGGTCAATGCGTACGGCTCTGAGATCATTGGTGCAGCTGAGGCATCTGATATCATGTTCACCGCTGTGCGGTTCGGCAAGACCACAGTTGATGAGATTGCTAGAAGCATTTCGGATGTTACACCTATTGCGTCTGCGGTTGGTGTGGGGTTTGATGAGGTGGGTGCAAGCCTTGCAGTGCTCACAGCTGCAGGTGTGCCAACGTCTAAAGCAACCACCATGATGAAAGCTTCAATGGCGGAGCTTGCTAAAGAGGGCTCTATCGCTGACAAAGCGTTCAGGGAACTTTCAGGCGTTGGGTTCACACAGTTCATTGCAGAGGGCGGCAACCTGACTGATGGCCTGCTGATGATGGCTGACGGTGCTGAGGCTGCCGGGGGTTCTGTCATTGACATGTTTGGCAGTGTTGAGGCTGGCAGCGCTGTGCTTGCACTCACCAAAAATGACGGTGCCGCAATGGTAGATGTCATGGGAGAGATGGCAGATTCAGCGGGGGCTACTGATAAAGCGTTCGAAACGATGTCGAAAACCACGGCATTTCAGATGGATAAAATCAAAGCAACCGTGCAGGTGCTCCTGATTCAGCTGGGCAACAAGCTCATACCTATCATCCAAAAGATTGCCGACTTCATCACGCGCACATTGTTGCCAGCGCTCAAGCAGTTCAGCGGATGGGTTAAAGATAAAATCATACCAATACTTGAGACGCTGTGGAAGAAGTACCTGAAGCCGCTGTATGAGAAGGTCATTGTAAAACTGGTTGATGCTTTCAACAAGCTGACTGACAGCGGCAAGAACATGACACCCGTGATCGCTGCGCTGGCAGCCGTGGCAGGTCTCGCAGCACTTGCACTGCTGATATTCTTGGCACCGATAGTGCTGATCGTTGCAAAGGTTTTGCTCGTCATTGCAGTTATTGCAGCACTTGCTGCTGCGGTGGTTTACGCATACCAAAACTTTGAATGGTTCCGCAATGCAGTTGACGGTGTGGTCAGCTGGTTTATGACCACAGCGCTACCAAAACTTAAAGAGTTCGGTGCTCAACTTGAGCTGTTGTGGGCAGCAGTCTTTGAGGCTATTGTCGCAATCATTGAGTTTGCTGTTGATATCATCAAATGGATATGGGATAAGTGGGGCACTGACATTCTCAAAACCGCACAGATTGTGTGGGACGGTTTGATGCTTGTTATTGGTGGCCTACTGACTACCCTAACCGGTATGTTTAAACTCATCACCGCTGTTCTTACTGGTGAGTGGGGTGCTGCGTGGGAAGCAATAAAGATGATTGCCAGCGGAGCGTTCACGTACTTGCAGGGCGTGTTTAAAATTGGTTGGGCTATCATCTCCCTTATCTGGACCGTGTATCTTGACCTTCTCGTCATGGGAATCAAACTAGCGTGGGACGCAATAAAACTGTATGTGTCAACTGCACTGGCAGTTATTAAATCAATCATCACAACCACACTGACCGCTATAGAGATTATCTGGCAGAAGGTATGGGATACAGTATCAAAATATGTGTCGGTCATATGGGATGAGATATATGGTTTTGTGTCTGGCGGCGTTGATAGCATAGTTTCGTTTGTTGCAGAGCTACCGGGCAGAATTGCTGCCGCTATCAGTGGAGGCTTTGACAGTATCTGGGAAAGTTTCAAGGGCGTACTTAACAAAGTCATCAGGGCATGGAATGGGTTCTCGTTCCCAACAATGACGCTACCGTCTACTGATGTCCTTGGTAAGACAATTGGCGGCGGTTCGTTCGGCGGCTGGTCACTCCCCCCAATCAAAGAACTTGCCAACGGTGGTGTCATCAACTCACCAACACTGGCAATGGTTGGTGAAGGTGGTGAGCGTGAGATTGTCACACCTGACAGATTGCTCAGGCAGATTGTACGTGAAGAGTCTGGTAGCCAAGGGGTAACCATCGAACAGAACTTCTACGGATTCAGCACCGACGAAGCACACGAGCTGGCGAAACAAGGCACAGCTTCTGCACTTCGTGAACTAGCCATGAGACGCAGAAAGTAGGAGCCATGAGCGTTGAAGTATCCGTAGACTTCCTGTACATCCACCGTGTAGATGCACCCGCCACTTTCCTAGACATTGACGTGGATGCCATCTCTGAGGTATCAAACCGTGATGGCCGCATTGAAGTGATGGCCGGTGGACGCCGTAGGGCTGTGTTTACTGAAGGGCATGACACACAACTAGAGGTGTCATGTCAGCAGGTCTCACGGGCAGACACTGACACATTCCGTACATGGGCTGAAGAGGGTGCATTCCTGTTCTTTCGTGACCCCCGTGGACGTATTGTGTGGGGGCACATCATGAGCCCCACTATCACAGAAACATCAGCTGTAGATCAGACTGATATCACGTTCTCTATCCGACAGATCACATACACAGAAGCGGTATAGTTAATGATCAACAAAACTGCTGCA